GATCGCCTCGCGCTCGCTGCCACCCTTTTTGCTGAAGGCGCGCTCCTTGATCAGGTCGATCAACTCGTACACGTCGATGCCCATCACCCGATAGCCGTTGGTCAGCAAGGCATTGCCGATGCCGTAGGCCAGGTGACTTTTGCCAGTGCCAACGCCTCCGGTGAAGATCAGCCCGCCGCCCTGGGCCAGACGCTCGTCGAAGCGCTCGACGTAGGCGCGGCATATCGCCAGCTTGTGCGCCTTTTCGCGATTCCCGCCGTGCTCGTAGCTGTCCAAGGTGCGGTTCTGGAAGCGGCGCGGAGTCATCGATCCTTCGCGCAGCTGCTCGAGGCGAACCGTCTTGGCTTGCCCGATACGCTCGCGCTGCTGGCGCTTCTGCTCTTCGTCGATGGACTCCTGAACGCAATCGGGGCATTCGCTCCACTTGTCGTTCGGCATCAGCGTGGCGGTGAACTCGCCATGTGCCCGACAGCTGGATGGCTTGCTCTTGGCGCTGCCGCTCATCAGCGCGGTCAGGTGGCCGCGAACCTCGGGGGTGGTGGTCAGGGGCTGGCTCATGTGATGTCCCTCATCCAGTTCGGCACGTTGGTGGTGTCCTGGGGCGTGTAGCTGCCGGTCGGTAACGGTTGAGCGAAGCCCTTACGACCATCCTGGCGGCCAGGCTGTCGGGTCGCGGGAGCGGTCCAGTCGTTCTCGAATTCGCCATTGGGTCCGAAGAACCGCTGGCCCTGCATCACGAACTCGGAGCGCTCATCGCCCTTGGCCCGGATGAACGCGGCATATCGATCCACGCCGGCCTGCAGCGACTCTGCTGTCACGCCCTCGCCGATCCTGGCGCTCCACGCCTTGAAAGCGCTCCGCTTGGGGTTGGCCCCGGCGCGTTTCGGGTAGGCAGCCCATGCCTGTTCGAAGGCCTCGGGGTATCCGCTTGGCTTGGCTTTGGGCTTGGCTTTCGGTTCGGCAGGCGGCTGCTCGAGATCAAGCTCATCGGATGCACCACCCCCGAACGTAGTGAGGGGGTTAGGGGTTACCGGATGACCGGAAGTGGACCGGTCCTCTTTGCTCGCTCCTTGCTCGCTGTTACCTACGCCATAGGCTCTATAATGGGGGTTCTCTTGGCTCGCTCCTGCCTGCTCGCTCTCGGCTCGGTGTTGTTCGGCGTCACAGCAGGCCATCGGAAGGGAGAATTCCATCGGCGCCTTGACGCCTTTTCCGCGGTGAAGACGTGCGATCAAGCCGACATCCTCCAACTTGTCGAGCATTCGAGTGATCTGCTGCCGGCTGTAGAGTCGGGGCTTCTCACGGCTACCGGCCGGCGGGTAGTAGTCCAGCAGCTCATGAAACATGTCCATCGACACGCGACGCTTTCGGCCGGTGATGCCGCTGGCGTAGTCCATGTGCTTACGAATCCCGTGGAGGTACAGGCGCTCGATCTCCGGCGGCAACGCCAGCAGCGCCTCGTCCTCAATCTCGTTCCAGCGCCATGAGTTCACACGCGGGCGCCTCTCTTGCGTTGGGAAGTGGAAAATCTCGGCTGTATCGCTCATAATTCACCTACGTAGTTGCGGTATCTGAAGCCCGGCATGCTCCCCAGCAGCGCCGGGCTTCCTCGTTTCTGTTCCGGCCTCACAGGCAGGCGATGGGGGTTCAGGCGGCGGCAAGCTCCGCCTTCAGCTTGCCGTTGGTCAGCTTCTCGAGCTGGTACTGGCGAAGAAGAGGGATCTTGTCGCCCCACATGGTCACGGCGGACGGAGAGATCCTCAGCGCTTTGGCAAGGTCGATCTTCTTGCCGCCGTAGTAGTCGATTGCGTCTTGGGTCGTCATGGGTCACCCCTGTGGCTTTCCCATGATTTAAGCATGCTGAAAGCTAAGGCGCAAGCATGCTAAACCTTTGCGCGTTTAAGATCACTGCAATGGGAATCCAAGACAGAATCGCTCAGGCGGTCAACGAAAGCGGCATGTCCAAGAGCGCCATCGCCATTGCACTGTATTTTATCGGCGCCAGGATAAAGTAGCGCCATCCTCCTCTCCTCAGCCCGCCTACCGTGGCGGGCTTTTCTTCGCCTGCCGTTTCAGTTTGCTGAAATAATTTCAGTCTTCTGCTTGACGTATGCTTTCAGCATGCTTAAATTGAATCACACGAACACGGCACAGCCGGTTCAGGGCCTACCAGGCCGACGCTCTTTAACAGCTCGAAGCAAGACACACGCAGCGATCCCGTATGCGGAGACGTCAAGGCCCCAGAGAGGCACGGCGTTGCGGGGCGCTCCCTGACTGACGTGGGGGCGTAGGACTGCCGGGCGACACTTGGCTCGGGGGATACCGCTGGCGACAGCCGCAGCGTGTGAGAGAACGAATTGATCGACCTCGCCGGGCGTGCCCATTCAGTAGGGCATAGGGCTGCACCACCGGCGTTGTAATGGCCCGAAGACCGCCGGCAATGCGATTGAGTCAGCGACCAGGGAAGCCCGCGCCCAACACGAAAACGATCCGGACTGGCTGTCATCGCAATCGGCTGGAAAGGCGCCCGCCCTTGAGCGAGATCAGTGGCCATCGGGATGACCTTGGCGCGAAGCCAACCATGTGGACGGCCGGAGTAGCGAGTACGAGGTCATCACCGATGTACGCGATCCGCTGCGCAGTGCGGCCCTGAGCCCGCCGGTGGGCCGGAATACGCCGGCACAAACACGCAACTCCTTCGCCCGGTTCGCCGGGCTTTTTTACACCCGGAGGCGATATGCAGCCAATTACAAAACATCAGCAACGCATTCAAGCCGATCAGCGAGCGACGAGCCACTACCGCCGACGGCCTGACATAGATCGTCGCCTCGAGGAGATGCGCCAGGCCAAGCAGCTCAAGGAGGTTTGGCAGTAATGGACCCAGCGCAGGTATTCGCCCTCGAGCTGCTGGCGATCGTCATCGTCGGCTTTGCCGCATTTTCGTGGATAGCAGACAGGAGGAAGCCGTGAACAGCGCAGACATTGCTCGCCACCGCCTGGGCATCGGGCCGCCGATTGTCACCGGGCCAAAGGATCCGATCATCGCCCCCGCCCGTCGCACCCAGGAAGACGGCCCTCTGACGGCACTGCAAGCCGCCAACGCTCGCCGCTATTCCGAGTACATCGCCAGGCGCCAGGGTGTGAAGGAACCACTCGTCCAGATACGGAGGCCCTGACATGGCCGCTATCACACCACCACCGATTACCCGGCCCGAGGCACACGCCGCCGTGATCCATTTCATGCTGCACGAGCACAACCAGGTGCACGCCAGCGAACTGCTGATCATCAACCGCCGCATGTACCGCGTCACCGTCACCGAGGTAGCGCCGGAAGACATGCCGGCTGCGGCGCGTCGAGTCGCCGAGGAGATCACCGATGAATAACGAGACATCCACGATTGATCAGGTTCGCGGCCTTGTCGCGTCGATACCAAAGCACACCGGCATGTACGCCAGCGTCGCGGAAGGCTTCGAGCCTGGCGGCGCCGTGCTGATCAGCGTCTATCTGGAAGAGCCCAAGGGACCGCGCGTGCTGTATGCCAGCACCCAGCCAGTGGATGACGACCTGACGCTGGACAAGCTGCGCGAGGAGGTCGGCGAGTTCATCACCACCCACCGCAAGCAGGAGGCCGCATGACATTCAATACCTGCGTGTCCGGCATCCCTTGCCAATGCCGAGTGACGTTTTATCAGGGCTATCGCCCCGGCAACTACTTCGAGCCACCCGATGCGGAAGAATTCGAGTTCGAGATCCTCGACCGCCGTGGGCGTCGTGCCCAATGGCTGGAGAGAAAGCTGACCGAAGGCGACGAGGCCCGGCTGCTCGCCGAGTACCGCGCCGAGGAAGGCGAGGCCGCATAAGAAAGCCCTGTCCAGGGTGAGAGCTGGGCAGGGCCTATTGATCCACCGGAAGAATGAATCAAGAGAAGGATAACATCATGACCAACGCGATCGCCACGATTCGCCAGGACATCTACGACACGCGCGATGCGTTCTGTTCTGTCCTGAGCGAGCCGGGGCTGAACTTCGAGCGAGAGGCCGGCTTCGCCGTCCAGACGATCCAGGCCAACGACTACATGCTGAAGATCGCCATGGGCAATCGGCAGTCGGTCGTCAACGCGGTGACCAACATTGCCGCCATCGGCATCAGCCTGAACCCCGCCAAGAAGCAAGCCTACCTGGTGCCGAGGGACGGCAAGGTCTGCCTCGACATCAGCTACATGGGCCTGATGGACCTGGCCCAGGCCAGCGGCGCTATCCGCTGGGCCCAGGCCGAGCTGGTGCACGAGAACGACCGCTTCGAGCTCAACGGCATGGACCGTCCGCCGACCCACAGCTTCAACCCCTTCGGCAAGGATCGCGGCGAGGCGATCGGCGTCTACGTCGTGGTCAAGACCAGCGACGGCGATTACCTCACCGAAACCATGAGCGTCGAGGAGGTCAACGCCATCCGCGACCGCTCGACCGCCTGGCAGGCCTGGGTCAACAAGAAGAAGTCCTGCCCCTGGGTCACGGATTGGGGCGAGATGGCCAAGAAGACCTGCGTCAAGCGGGCCTACAAGTTCTGGCCCAAGACCGAGCAACTCGAGCAGGCCATCCATCACCTGAACACCGAGGGCAACGAGGGCCTGGCACCCAGCGGGCCACAAGCCGACGAGGCGCTGGCCGGCAAGTGGCTGGACCTCGCCCGGCAGGCCGAGAGCGCCGACGCCCTGGCTCAGGTGTGGCGCGACGGCATCGCCGAGATCCGCGCCGCCCGTGACATGGCCGCCTACAACCGCTTCAAGGCCGAGGTCGAGAAGCGTGGAGCGGACCTCAAGGCCGCCCAGCCCGACACCGAGACCGGCACCACCTACGAAGGAGAGACCGCATGACCATCCTGATCAACGAGCCCCAGGGCAGCCAGGCATGGCTGGAAGCGCGTGCCGGCGTGATTACCGCCAGCCGCTTCTCTGATGCCCGGGCCACGCTCACCCGGGCCACCAAGAACGGCAAAGCCGGCGACCCGGCGGCCAAGGCCATCGAGTATGCCTGGCAGGTGGCGTTGGAGCGTATCGCTGGCGAGCCGGTATCGCCCGCCTTCGAGACCTGGCAGATGCGTCGCGGCACCGAGCTGGAGCCAGAGGCACGCATGACCTACGAGGCCGCCACCGGCCTGCTGGCCAGCGAGAAAGGCCTGATCCTCACCGATGACCGCGCCTTTGGCTACTCCAGCGACGGCTTGGTGGGCGACGACGGCCTGATCGAGATCAAGTGCCCGGCCAACTGCCAGAAGATCGGCGACACCTGGAGCGATCCCGAGAGCGCCGTTGACGAGTACATCGACCAGATACAGGGCGGTCTCTGGATCACCGGCCGCCAGTGGTGCGACTTCATCATGTACTGCCCCTGGCTAGAGCCGGTCGGGAAAGAGCTATTCCGCCGGCGCATCGAGCGTAACGAGGCATACATCGGCGAACTGGAGCGCGACCTGTTCGCCTTCCGCCGTGTGGTCGAGCGCTATGAGGCCATGCTGCGCACCGAGGCCGCCTGATAACAAGGAGAACGACATGTCTGCAGTCGCCGAGAAAGTAGAGAAAGAATCCACCGAGCTGGTCACCGTGCCAGCCAAGGAAACCGCCCTCGAGGTATTCAAGGCCGAGCAGGGTCTTGATCCCTACCTCGAGACCATCCGAGCCGAGCTCGACGCCTTCCTGTCCTCACCGCCCACCCTCGACACCAACAAGGGCCGCCAGGCCTACGCCTCCATGGCGCACAAGATCGCCCGTAGCAAGACCGCCATCGACGGCGTGGGCAAGGAGCTGGTCGCCGACCTCAAGGAGTTGCCGAAGAAGATCGACGCCGAGCGCAAGCGGTGGCGCGACACCCTGGACGGCTGGCGGGACGAGGTGCGCGGGCCGCTGAATGAGTGGGAGGCGGCAGAGGAGCATCGGAAAGAGCAGCATGAATCGTACCTTGAGGCGCTCAGGTCTCACGTCACGCTTGCCGATGGCGAGACTTCAGAAATGATCGCCTTATATCTGGAGCAGGCCGAAACCACCAAGGTCGATCAGTCCTGGGAGGAATACGAAGCCGAGGCGCATCGCGTCAAGGAGTCCGTCGTCACCACCCTGCGCGTGGCGCTGGAGAAGCAGAAGCAGCACGAAGCCGAGCAGGCTGAGCTTGCCCGTCTCCATGAAGAGTCGGCCGCCCGCGAGCAGAAGGAGCGCGAAGAGCGTATCGCCCGGGAGGCCGAAGAACGCGCCAAGCGACAGGCCGAGGAAACGGCCAAGGCTGAGCGTGAAGCCGTGGCACGTCGTGAGCAGGAAGCCAAGGAGGCCGCTGAACGTCGCGAACGCGAGCATCAAGAGGCCATCGATAAGCAACGCCGGGAAGCGGAGGCCGAACGTCAACGCATCGAATCCGAACACCAGCGCAAGGAACAGGAACGGCTGGATGCCGAGCGCCGCGAACGGGAAGAGGCGGCAAGGCGCCAGGCCGACAAAGACCACCGCGCCCGCGTCAACCGCGCCGCCCTGCAAGCCATGATCGACGGCGGCATGCCGGAAGACTTCGCCAAGCAGGCCATCACGCTGATCGCTCGGGGCGAAGTGCCGGCCATCACGATCAACTACTGACCCACCCGGGGCCGCCAGGCCCCATCACCACCACCCTATGAGGTAAGCGCAATGTCTCATCCCAAGCCCTGGTCACGAGCCGATTACGATCTGCTCGAGGCCCGCCTGACCGCGGGCCACCGCTACGCCGATATAGCCGACGAGATGGGGCGCTCGGTCATCTCATGCCGAGGCACGGCCCAGCGTATCGGCCTGGCCACCAGCGACAACCGGCTTTGGCGCAAGCGCCGTGATTGGCCGGAGATAGACACCCTCATCACCGACTGCATCCAGGCAAAGCTGATGACCATCCCCCAAGTGGCAAGCTATCTGGCCGCCATCGGCAAGCCTGTCTCGGTCAATGCCGTCTATAGTCGCGTCGCCGGCTTCCCTCAAAATGTGCGCAAACGCGCACGGAAGAACGGGGCGCGTCGCCAATCGGCGGTCTGCAGTCGCATCCGGCGGCGCCAGGCCGCATGACCCTGCGCGACCTACTCATCAAAGCGCTGCAGATCCTCGCGCTCGCCGCATTTATCGGCGCCGTGCTCTGGGTCAACGGCACCGACCGCCAGGTACAGCAAGCCGCCCTCGAGGACTACTGCCACGCCGTCGCCGTCTGGAGCGCCGAGGAAGCGCGCGGCATCGCCCCCACGCGCCGCACCGGTCATCCGGATTACGACGAGCGCGCCGCCGAGGACTGCCCTGGCCTGAGGCCGGCCGGTCAGGCGGTAGCGGGCAACTCATCAGAAACGCTTACACGTTCAACCGAGCGCCAGCTGGCAAGGCAGTGAATAGGAGCAAAGCACTATGAGCAGCACAACAGAACGCCGCGTGGCTTATGCCGAGCGCCTTTATGGGCTAAAGCCCGCGCATTTGCAGATATGGAGCGCGCCATGAACATGATTTACGCAATACCCGACCAGGGCGCCATTCGTTACCCGCAGTTTTCGCCCGAAGCCGAAATGACGCCCATCGACTGCCTAGAGGCTGGCGAGTATTGGGCAGTGGAGTCTTACGTCAACTGGATACGCCAGCCAGAGCAGGATATGGAACTGACTGACCTGCTGATAGAGCGTCAGAGCTACATTAGCCGCGACATCCTGCGCCAGAAGTGGGCCAAGGCGGTTCAGCGAGGTGAGGCATGAGCGAATGGAAAGTAACAGGCGGCTATCACGACAGCGCAAGCCGTGTCGTCTTTACCGTAACCAAGGGCACTAGGCGCCTGGATCATCGCGAGCAAGACGAGTTAGAGGCATTGCTAGCTGGCTGGCGTGACATTGACTCAGCGCCCCGCGATGGCACCACTATCATTCTGCGCCGTGTCAATAAAGTGGCTACCGGAAGTTGGCTGGAGTGGGGCGATACGCGACCTGATTACGACGAACTTGGAAACTGTATCGGCGAGCGATACCAAGCGCCTGGGGCGATGTGGTCATGCCCTCTTGGCGGATTTGCAGCGGGCGAGCCGCCTACGCACTGGATGCCGCTTAACTAAAAAGCCCGCTTACCTAGTGAGATAGGAGCGGGCCAGATCAACGTCGAGAAGATAAAGGAGAACGTTATGACATTTTTTGATGCCAAGCAAGAGCTAGCTATGATGCTGCGCAACGGGCAGATGACGCTAGATGAATACGAAGTTGAGCTAGCGTCGCTGAAATACGCTCAAGGCGAGGTATGAG